ACTCACGCTGGTCCACAGAAGACCGAATGATGAAGTTGCCTCTTGCATCCTGTCGGACCTGAATGCCAGGGAAGTTGGCCTGCAGAATCTGGACCGTCTCCTGTGGGTTGGACAGCAGCGTGCCCAGCGCCGACTTGAAAGACGCCATGCTCATCTGATTGAGTTCCGGCATCGAGGTCCACTCTGGCAGCGTCATGGTCTCAGGCGTTGCGCGCCTGGTGCCGGTGACCATCTCGCCAATGGACTCGAAGAACCCCATCTTCGGCAGATCGACTTGGCCGCCAAACTTAGCCACCAGGGCTGACTGATCGACTGCTGGCGCTGCAACTGCTGGCGCAGCCACAGGGGCCACCATTGGCGCAGGACGCACAGCCGCGGCCGGTGCAGGCACAGGAACTGGTGCAGGACGGACTGCAGCAGCCGGTGCTGCAGCAGGCGCAGGTGCGGGTGCAGGAACAGGAGCTGGCGCTGCAGCCGGTCCTACTACTGTGCCGCCGAACTGCCGTGCGAGTGCTTCGTAATCAGTTGCCATCAGCGAATCCCCGCTGCTCTTTTGAAGGCGTCAGCCGCCTGTTGACTTGGGAAGGTTGCAGTCTGGCTATTGGGTAAGGTAATTGTCACAGGTGCGCCAGCAGCCCCTCGGGTCCGTGCTCCTGAGTAGAAGTCCTCGCCAAGGATAGAACCCAGACTCGTGTCGAATCTTGCGATTTCCTCTTCACTGTATTTGTCCTCGCGGATCAACTTGCGCGCATGATCGGCAAGTTTTGCGGAGCGCACAGCGAAAGCCTCAGCGTACTTGGCCATCAGCTCACGGCCGCCTTCAGAGTTCGCCAGAGACGGGAAGGCTGAGACAAATGCCCGGAACTCGGTGTCAGACGTAGAGCCAGACCCAGGCGCACGCAGTTGCGTTGCACCACGAATCGCCAGCGAATTGGCAAGATCGTTGGCCTTGACCGTGTCTGTCTCAAAGCCAAGCGTTCTTGCGAAATCGCTGGTCAGCTTGACAGTTGCGCCGCCACCCTTGCCTCTGAGCAGGTCTGCGATGACTCGTGAATCGCGCGCCAGTGAACGAGCCGAAGCCGCAGAAGCAGAGAACTCCTGCGCCCTGGGCACATCCAACTCCTTCAGCGCCAGCGTGTCTCGTTGCTGGCCCATGTCTATGCGCACCAGCTCCTTGCTGACAGGCTCGATCTTCTGCGTCTTCAGGTTCCGCTGGTAGACGCCTGGAGCAAGGCCAAGCTGCGCCCTCTCTGCCTCTGGAATGATTGCAAAGCCTGGGTCTGGCTTGGCCTCTTCTGCGGCCTTTGCAATGCGCGATTTCACCGTAGCAGCAGCCACATCTGCATCTGCTCTTTCTTTCCTGGCTTTGGCCTGCTCAAATTCACGCAGAGCCGTTGCTCGTGCAATGTCGTCGGTCGCAGTCTCCACTGCCACTCGTGCTTTTGCCTCGGCCTCTCGTGCCCTCGACTGTGCCTCCAGCAACTTGGCTGGAGCCTCTGCTGCAGTCCTGCGCTCGGCAGACACCTTCAGTGCTGCTTCGAGCACGTCCTTGCCGCCAGGCATCTCGGCCAAGATGCCGCCGAAGTAGTCCTCGGTGGCGTTGGGATTCTCCTTGGCGACATCTCGCCAGGTCTCCAGGAACCTCGCGCCTGGTTCGTCTCCGGTGTTGCGCTTTGCGTCGATCTGCCTTTGAATCAGGCCGATGGCAATCTCAGGCTTGCCAGAGCGAAACGCTGAGAAAACCTGTGCAGCCTGCGACCTTGCAGACTGCTGCTGGTCTGTGGTCAGCATGTTGAAACTCTCGCGCACGGCCTTGGCCTGCGTCTCGGGCAGCAACATGGACAGATTGGCGTAGTCCTGGACTGTTGCGCCAGGCTGCCGCAGCCGCGCAAATGCGTCTTGAATTTGTTTTTGCTGCTCGGCCTGACGTGCAGCCTGCTCTTGGGCCAGTCGCGCCTCAGTGACGGCCGTGCCGGTCTTGAACGCCTGCAAGAAAGCCTGCGTTGGGTCTGGAATGTCGACGCCGTAGTTGATTGGTTGGACCATCAGAATTTACCTCCGAGGCCGGAGAAGATGCCAAGGCCTCCAGAGATCGCCGCAGGAATCGCGCCGAAGGCTCGGCCTTGAGCGATCTCTGCGCCTGCTTGTGCCGCACCTTGCTGGGCCAGCAAGTTGGAAATGTTGGAGCCAAGAGCCTGGGCCTGTGATGCCTGGCCGGCTGCCGATGCCTGGCCGCCACGATATAAAGCCTCAGAAACACCAAGACCAGCGCCTGCAAAGCCTCCGAGCCGCCCATATTGCTGCTCAATGGCCTGCTGTAGCATCTGTGGCCGGAACTGGGCCAAAGCCGCCTGCACGTTTCCACCACGCAGGCCACCAGTGGCTGAAGCGCGCTGCAGCAGCGCCTCCTCGCCTCGTTGAATCTGACTCTGCAAGAATGGGCTAGATTCGATCTGGCTGATGGCCTGACGCTGCGCTTCTGGGCCAAGCAGACCAGCAATGGCCTGCTGCTGTTGGAATGCTTGCGCGCCAGCCTGCTGGAATGGCTGCAGTTGACCGATGGCTCCTGTGCCTGCTGTGACGTATGGTTCGAGCAGCTTTTGCACTGCCTCAAACTGGCGACGCTGTTCTGCAATGCCTGCTTCAGATGCGCCAGCCTGGGCAGCCGCTGCGGATTGAGCAGCATCGGCCTGCGCCAGGCCTGAGACGAGCGTTGCGCCGCCGACAGCAATGCCGGCAAGTGCTGCTCCAGATAGTCCAAAACTCATTTTTTGCCCTCCAGGTGCGGATGTTGGACGGCCTCAAGAACAGGAGCCGGTGCCGGGACGGTGTACATGTCCCAGATCGCCTGCGGGTCTGTCTCGTTCGTCGGGTTGGCGTGGAAGGTGGTGACCTCAACGTCCGTCAGCGCCACGCCAGCACGCTTGGTGTTGGGCTTGGTGACGCTCATGAAGCCTGGGCCGACTTGGGCCGATCCATCGTCAGTAGTGACGATCAGGTGGCCTTTGCGAACCACGAAGAAGGACTCGTCCTTGTGCACAGCGCCAGTCAGGACGGTGCCTGCCGGGATGTGCATGGTCCGAGCGTAGAGGCCGTTGCAGAAGTCGTGATCGACAGGCATGTCAACCTGGGGGAGCTTCAGCAGCTCTGCCTCCAGGCGGTAGATCGGCAGATGCTCGGCAGGCACGCCGGCCTGCTTGGCAAATTCCTGAACCGCGACATCGCTCATCGAATCCTCCTGGTAGGGGCTGTGAGCTACTGGCTGCTCGGACGGCTCAGTGGACCATATTTTCCCACAATCTGCCATTTGGTCAATCTTCCTCAAACTCGCGCTCTTCCCAGGCCTGGCAGGAGCGCAGGTCGTGGCAGATGAAATCGAACTTGTTGCAGTAGCCGCGGAATCCAGCGCCCACGTCCCACTGGTTCCAGGGAATCCTGTCCATCTTCACCTGGGTCATGACCGAGTTGTCGTAATACTCGCAGTTGGAGCAGCGACGACGCCTGGCCTCGGCCTCGTCGCACTGCATGGCTTTGGCCAGCGCCATCCAGTAGGGCTTGTTGGCTCCGCGCTCATTGCTGGGCTTTTCAGGGCCAAGCATCCAGTCGTCAATCACCACTTGGGTGTTCTTCTTGTTCTCGGCCGCCGTGATAAACGGCTCCTCGTAGGGGATGCCGCCGAAGCCGGCCAGCATCATCTTGGGCATTTTTGCGTCTTCCATCATGGACTCCTTCAGGTGATCTCGCGGCCGGAAATGCGCAGCGTCAGCGAGGTGGCGTTGCTGGCGATGGTGCTGATGAAGGCACCAGGGTCCAGCTCTTGGCCGACCAGCTCAGGGCACAGGTAGGTCTCGCCAGGCACCACCGAACGGTCGTCGATGATCAGGTTGGCATTGCCAGCAACACCACCAACCTGAACCAGATTCACGCTGAACGTGCGGTTCACTGTGTCGGTGTTGGTGACCGTAGCCTTGTCGATCAGCGCCTTGGCTGCAGTGGCTGTGTACTGCGTGGTCTGGACAGCCTCCATCTGCTTGGGAGGCACGAGGGTTTTTACGA